GGTTGTCTTCTTCATCAACTCTTCATAAGATAACCCAAGCTCCTTCATTTGCTTTTTGACATCGTTAACCATCGCTTGTTGCAACTGCGGATCTAAATATTTCGCAGTCCCTTTAAGCAGTTTCTTTTGAATTTCAGCATAACGTTTGCCATAAGCTTCCATTTTCAAGTAATGGTCAGCTTCGAGTTGTTGCTGTTTCTTGTGGATTTCTTCCCTCGCTTTAACAGCAGCTTCATCATCACCTTTGATAGAGTCATAAGCTTTTTTAAGACCACTTTTTAACTTTTGATATGATTTATTTTCAGCTTTTATCCATTTTTCAGTAACTTCAAGAGCCTTAGTTAACTGCTGACTATTTAACGCTTCTAGCTCACCATTCATCGCCTTGGTAATTGCCTTCTTCTCTTTAGCAGAGTAGTTCAATTTTGATAGCTGCACATTGATAAGCTCATTTTGATTTGCTAAAACAACAGCATTCTCTTCTTCAGTTAATCTTCTATGTTCGTTGCTAGCGTTTTGATAGATATTAATGACTTCATCAGACATCTGCTTGACATTATCAATTGTTTGCCTGCTTGATTTTTTCATCTGTTCTATCGTTTCTTGACTGAAACCAAGTTGCTCTGCTAATTTAACGTTTTTACTTAAGTCTTTATTTTCTAGTTTTTCGATTTCGGTAACTAGTCCTTGAAATGCTGTCTTAACAGCATTGACTTGGTCAGCTCCACCTCTGAATCCTGCCATCGACTGATTCGTCTTATCAACTTTATCTTTAAAAGCCTGTAGTTCATTGGCTTGTACCTGATTAACTTTAGTTCCCCACTCTTGTGTACGCTGGTGTGCTTCATAAGCTTTTTTAGCAAAGTATCCGACAGCCACTGCGGCTGCACCTCCTAAAATAACACCCCATGTAAGCGGATTTCCCAATAGCGCAGCTGCTCCGCTCATGCCAGATATTGCGGTAGTTGCTCCTCCCGCGCTAGCACCTAGCGCAGCTGTTCCTGTCCTAGCAGCACTCATGCTGCCAGATAAATCGCCTAATGTTTTACTTAGTCGTCCTAGACCTTGTATTGTCCCACCGATGACACCGACGCCTTTACCAAAAATGGATAGAGCAGGCCCAGATGCAGCTGCAATGAGCCCCCATTTTATGATTTGGCGTTGTTGTTCTTTGTCGAGAGAACTAAAACTCTTTGCTAAGTCAGCTACTCCTTTGATAAAAGGTCTGCTCGCTTCTAAACCATCGCGTAGTGCGTCAATTAGAGGTCCTCCAAATTCAATAGCAACATCATTCACTTGGTTTTTTAACATCTGTAATTTAGATGCAGTTGTTTCATAGCGTTTGTTAGCTTCATTCATCAATGCTTTGTTTTCACTAAATCCTTTATTAGCCGATTTAAAAGCATCTCCTAACAAATCGCCTGCTCCTGCTAGACGTTGCAATGTATCAATTTCACGCACGGAATTAATATCCATATCTTTTAGGTAAGCGGTTACGTCTTTGCCCTCTTCCTTAAAACGCTTCAACCCTTTGACAAAGTCAATAATGGCTTCTTGTGGATTTTTCTTCCAAGATGCAGCAAATTCATCAGCGGATTTACCAGCAATTTTTGCAAACTTCCACAAATCTTCGCCACTAGACAACACTTGTGTATTAATTTTTTGCATGACACGACTAAACGCCGAACCGCCCGCTTCCGCTTCGATACCAACAGAGCTCATAGCTGTTGCCAAACCAAGAATTTGAGGGTCTGTCAATCCTACAACCTTACCTGTACCAGCTAAGCGAAGACCCATTTCAACGATTTCTTTTTCAGTTGTCGCAAAGTTGTTACCCAATTCAACAATTGAGCTACCTAGATTGCTGTACCTAGATGGATCTAGTTGTGTGATATTAGCAAACCTAGCTAATGCTGTTGCAGCTTCTTCTGATGACAAGTTAGTAGATTTTCCCATGTCAATCATGACACGAGTAAACCCTAAGATGTCTTTTGTTTTAATACCCAATTGGCCAGCTGCTTCTGCAACGTGAGATATTTCGGTTGTTGATGCTGGTATCTCTTTAGCCATTTGCCTAATCCCTTTAGACAACATATCATAAGAATAAATTACTTTCCCGTTCGAGTCTTTTACTTCATCAACAGTCTTTTTCACACCAGCAAACGCATCTTCATATTCAATTGCTGCTTTAATTGCATATCCTGCTCCTGCTGCAATAGGTGCTGTAACCCCTTTAGTAAAAGCAGCGCCAACCCCAGACACAGAATCTCCAAACGACCTCATCTTTTTTCCAGCTTGTTCTGCTGCATTGCCAAAACGAGTAAAAACACTTGTTTCTGTTGCAAGTGCTTTTAAGCGACTTTGCAATTCTGAAACTTTTGCCGCAGTCTCCATCATTGCCGACTTAGCGTTAATTAATGATTTTTTTTGTTTGGCAGTGGCTTTGTCAACATCCCCGATACTTTCTTTTAATTCACTGTATTTTTGTGATTGTCGCTTAAGTAACTCTTGATAACCTTTCAGAGCACTACCCGTTTCTGCATAAACAGCTTTAAGTCCTTTTACACGACTACCGTGACCTTTAAAGCTATTTTCAACAGCTTTAAGAGAGTTATCTAAAGTTTTCATGTAAGTTTTTAGGTTTCTTGTGTTAGCCATAAAAGGCGCTATGTCAAGAGTTGCAGTTGCTACTAAATCACCTATGTTTCCCATCTATTCTCCTTTCTAGCCGAAAAGGAATGGAAAAGCCTTGTCCAAGGTTGTTTCAACCACTTCTTCTTTTTCAGCAAAGTTTATCTCTAGTGCTTGCACCATCAATTCTATATCTGATAAGCGCATTTTTTTGATATCTAAAATGGTATAACCATTTTTTAGCAGACTCTGAATCCACAAGAGCAAGTTGTCTTTAGCTTCTTGAGGAGTTATCGTTCCTTTTTTTCGTCTTCCTCTTTTTCTCCGCCTAAAGCGTCAACAAAAAGATCATTCAATTTGTCCAAAACAGTCATGTCTGACTGTTTTAAGTCATCGATAGTAAATTGATTTCCGTACATTTCAACAAACATTTGTAAGTATGATTCGTTTAATTTGCGGTGCTCTTTTGCATCCAAGCGGTGTTCATCACTGCTAAATACAGCGCTTTGCCTAACTTGATGTTCAACGGCTAGCAGATTATCCTCTACATTAATAAAATCTTTTGAAAAAGTTTTATCAACACCGCCTTTTTTTAAGGTAATTTCGTACATATCTACTCCTTATCAAAAATAAAAGGTTGGATATTACATCCAACCTGATTGTTACATTTCGAAGTTTTTTTCTTTTTTCTTAATGTCAGTAGCGCCTGCAAAGACTAAAGTTTTAAAAGTTTCTAAATTAAAATCACCAGCGTCTTCTCTGCCGACAACCAAAACGTCTCCTTCTTCTCCACGAGCAACAAAATTTCCCGTTACCTTGTCTGCCTCTGGGTTAGGTGCACCCTCTTTTGTTTTTGTATCCATGCCTGGAATGTTAAATTTACCTTTTAGCAAGCCAACCCAAATCGCTTTGCCATTTTCATCACTTGTTCTAAACATACAAGCAACATTGTTAGGCGTGAGCGATTTATTGTATTTTTCAATACCATTTTCTGCCTTTATACCAAAGAAAGCTTGCCGAGCTTCGGACGTCAAATCTAACACCTCAATTTCTAATTTAGTTTCCGTAATACCGCCAGATAAAACAACATACGGTCCATCATCTGCCGTAACTGTCACTAACTCGTTGGTAATATCAAGTTTCGCTGCTTTCATTCCAGGGAGCGATTTAATCCCTCCCGTTTTTGTTTGTAATTGATCATCATCTCCAAGCACTGCATATTGGAAATCACGTAATCCAAATTTTACTTTTCCCATTTTTTCCTCTTTCTTTTAATAAAAATCAAAACAGCGGTATTTCCTTACGTTCATGAGTAAGTCAATATCGCTATCTTTATATCTTGGTTTTTCATTAGCGGTATATCTTTCAAAACCGCCTTTTTTTAAAATATCATCTATACATTTCGCAATCTGTTCAGATTCTGATGCTGTTTTACACCAAAAATTAATTGTGATCCGTTGCTCGTTACACAATATCTCGTCATCAGCATAATCAACAGGACCATCTAACGTTGTGTTAATTCGCATAAATGGCGCCAATTCTACTTTTCGCAAGTCGATTGGGTTATCAGGAATATCATAAGTAAATATTCCTTGCTTAAATCCGTTTTTGAATGGACCACCTCTGAGCCTATCCAACAGCTCATTTAGCGTCTTATCGTTACTTAATAATTTATAAGCTGTCGTTTCAGCAATCAAAGTCCTAGCCCCTCCTTAACTTTTTGAGCGTAAATTTCTCTTGCTCTCGGCGTCATCTCATTGATAGTCTTTTCCTCAAAGTCTTGTCCTTTTTGATAGATTGTCCCACTATTCGGGAAATGAGCGCGCCAACCAGTCTTTCGACCGTAACCGATATCTTTTGATATAATGCCGACGTTAGCTCCTTTGAAACCACTTGTCGTAGTATCATATTTCAATTTAGTATCATGAACTGAATAATCTATTGGTGTATTTCTAGACAAAGCCTTTTCGAACTCCTCAGCAACCTGCGTAACCGCTCCTTTCGCAGCGTTAGGCGCTTTAACCTCAAGTTTAGTAAGATTATCCAAAATACCATCAAGTCCTTTTGTCATGACATGCTAACCCCGCTAATCATAGTAATATCTTTACCAGACTCGTCCAATTCAATTTTGTCAATCTTATATATACGTTTGTTAAAATCGACAAACATAGTGTTATCGATGGACAATTTAGGATTGTATCTGATTAAAAACGTTTTTGTATCTTTGTTTGTAGGCAAATCACTTGCATTTTGAAATTTCGATTGATAATTAAAATCTCTCAGTTGCGTTTTTATAACTTCCGCCCAACAGGTATACAAATCTTCACGAATGTTGTCTACAACTTCACCATCTTCGTTTTGTCCGCCTGTTTGGTTAAAGATAGTAATTCTAACATTCATCTTCCGCGTTATCATGCGTCACCACCCCTCAGTCTGAGTTGGTGGATAATGTTCAGAACACCGTTAGCAAGCGGATAGCGATTACTATCCGCAGATAGACCACGGTGATCGTATTCCTCCTTAACCTGTTTTTTTACAGCTAACGCAAATTTAGCGTGACCTTCAAACATTTCAGGAGTTGACCCATCATCTATTGCAAAACAAATTTGTTCTTGAGCAGATTCAATCATTTCTTTGATGATGTCATCCTCAAAATCAAAGTCAATTTTGCAATAGAGTTTTACACTGTTTAATAACTCTTTAGATACAGCCATAGCTATACCTCTTCAACGCCTGCTAATGCAAGCAAATCTGATTTCAAGGTCTTGCCACTAAAGTCAATTCCCTTGCTTGTTAAGTAGCGTTTAATTTCTTCTACGGTGCTCTTACTAGTTGGTTTCGCCACTTCTTCAGTGGCCTTATGAGGGCAATTGTTCTGGCGTGAATGTCACATAGTAGCCAGCTTTGTCATCAACTTTAGAGACCCCAAATCGAAGTACCGCTTGCAAGAATTGTCCGTAGATTTCATTATCTACCCAGCGAAGTCCTAAGTCTTTACGGTCAGCAAATAAAATGCCACGTTTGAAATCTCCTACAAATGCTGTGTTTGCACCAAGAACTTCATCAGAAAGTACAAATACTGGTTTCCCAAGGAAAACTTTCCCAGATACAGAAGTGATTGAATCTTGAAGTAGGTAACGACCATTTTTGTCTTTTAAAGTATCCATAGTTTGGTAAAAACTTTGAGACACAATAAATGACACGTTGTATGCCGGATCAAAATCAACATTAAGAAGTTTTTTGATTTCATCTAAATTTTTGACTGTCTTAGATTCAAATTTTTTCAGAACTGTTGCGATAGCGTCGTTTGTTGTGTTAACTTTCATTTGACCAACTGTTTCGGCAACAATACCAACCAAATCTACATCTGCATCGTCAATTGATTCTTGAGATAATGGGATGGCTCCGCGATAAGTCTCTACTTTCCACTCTACGTCTTTAAATTTTGGTTTAGCAAGCTTTGGATTCTTTTCGAGCTCTTCGACGCTCACCATTTTATCTGTAGCGCGTTGCAATACTGGCCATTTTCCAGATGCCTTTTTAGCTGGATGGATGCTAGTAAATTGCTTCAAATCAACAACTGTTTTGACTTCACGAGCTGGTGTATATAGAATTTCTTCGCTAGATACAGGTTTAACGTCTGTTTTCTTCACACCATCTGTTTCAGGGTCTACAGGAGTTGTTTGGTTAAGTGGAATAAGTACTTCATCTTTACCATCAAAACGTAAAGAATCGTTTACAATTTTACCTTTTGAGCGAATAAACTCATTAACGCTTTCGCGGTATGTTTTAGTTTCTTGTGACACTTCTTTCCCTCCGAAATTTTCTGCGCCGCCCTCTTCGACACTAAATTCATATAATTTCAAGTCATTCTCTGCCTCTGCTAGATTCGTTTTTGCCTCTTCAACTTCCGCTTTGATTGAGCGAGCTTTTTCTAAATCATCTGATTCTAAGGCATTTTTAACTTCAGTTGTTTTGCTAGCAATCACCTTATTTAACTCAGTGATATTTGCTTTAATTTCTTTGATTTTTTCGTCAAACATTAATTTCCTCCAATAAAAAAGAGCTTATAGCCCTTGTAGAATTTCTTCTTTTTCGATTTCTAGCAACATGTTGCTAATTTCTTGCTTACGTTTGCTTCTACTTGCATAGTAATCATCAATTACCGCCTGCGGCAACACTGCGTTATCAATGCTCGCAACAGCTTCAAATGACATCACTTCGTCAGCAAATCCGTTTTCGACTGCATCTTGAGCAGACATAAACGTTTCGTTTCGCATTAAATCCATGATTTCATCTTCTGATTTACCTGTTTTTGCAACATAAGCATTAACAATGGCTTTGTCGCTTGATTTCAAAGCGCTAGAAGCCTTGTCTAAATCATCGCTATTACCAGACACCCAATTAAACAAAGCCTTGTGTACCATCATTTGAGCCGTTGGACTCATAACAACCTTATCTGCTCCCATAACAGCCACAGATGCCGCACTAGCCGCAATACCTGTCACTTCCGCTGTTACTTTACCTTTGTAATTTCGTAGAGCAGTATAAATTTCACTTCCGACTGTAACAAGACCACCATTTGAGTTAACCTCCAAAATAATATCACTGCTATCTTCTGGCAATTGGTTAATAATGCTTTTGGCACTAGTCGCTTCCATTCCATAGTAGTCATAAACTTCTTGCGAGTTATTTGCAATAAGTGGGCCTTTAAGATTTATTTTCTTTGGCATTTACCTCACCTCCTTTCCCTTTGATACTAACCTTTGGATGTATACTATAAAAGTAGACAGAACTTTGTGTGTTATAATCTGTTTTAAAAGACACAAAAACGAAAGGACAACCTATGTCAACATTTAAACGCTACGACGAAGAATTTAAACAATCCCTTGTCAACCTTTATCAAACTGGAAAAACTCAGTCTGAACTCTGTAAAGACTATGGGGTATCCACTTCTGCGCTTGCAAAATGGATCAAACAGTATTCTCAAGTCAAACTCGAAGATAATTCTGTACTTACTGCCAAGCAAATACAAGAGTTACAAAAACGTAATGCACAGCTTGAAGAGGAGAACCT